TGGGGACTGATCACTGGGTGATCAACATAAAATTGACACTAGGTCAACTTGTTGTTGACCCTTATTTATAGATCGTGTCATGATCTCTATATTACATATTATATACATTATATACATTTGCAGCGTTAGTGCTGCATACTCCGAACAAAACCGTCAGGTTTGTCCAGTAATATAATTCCAGTACCAGGCGGCAGTGGAATTGGTGGAGGAAAAGTTTACTGTAGGAATACCTCGAAAAGCGTTTACTCTTACATCTGGCCCACAACTTCTCCAGACATGCAGAGCACTAACTGAGTTAGCTGCAATATCATTAGAAGTACATTTAAACGAATCATAATGATAATTTGCATAAGGTGATGGGAATGTGGGTGCTCCTCCTGAAGCAACTGAAGCATCAACTATATTAATCAATTCATAGGTTAAATTATTATAGTATGGTACTGTAATTTCAGCAGTTAACCCGTTAGTCAACTGTTGATAACTCTCTAAACCCATTCTAGCATAAGATGTGCCAAAGTAACTAGGTACAGTGGCAAAAGGTTTAATGGCATTGAAATTTGTAACAGATACAATGCTCTCAGGATAGGTTCCGTTCTCACGCATTTCCTTAACTTTATATCTAGTACTAGTTGCCACACCTACGAAAGGAGCTAAATAATGCCAAGTATATTCAAACTCACCATGATATGGTAGACCACTAGCACTAGCGGGATTGTTATTAAGTGCTATTGGAACAAAACGTGGAACATGAGGAACTTGGAAATAAGCCTGACCATTTGGTGTATAATCGACAGAATTCATGGGCAAATACTGCGGTTTCTGAAGTAAAGGTCTCACAGAAGCGAAGCTTTCACCCCAAAGAACCTTATCGAATGGATAGTCTGTGCTGGCTGGTACTAATTGGTGAGTTTTAACCATAATATCAGACTCATCACCAACTGCTCCTGACTGGTACTGCAAATTATCTAGAGTAAGATTATAAGTAGTATTATTTGCATGAAGTACTAGATCAGGTGATGGTGAACCAAAGCGCATATTAGGAGCAGCGCGATGGAAGATTAAAATGGAAATAGATGGAGTATCCGCACCAGTACCTTTAGTGGCAACTAATGGATTAACTACATTGATGGTGAATCTTCCATTATAGTTCATGCTGTTGTAAACTTCTGTAGTAGCAGTAGATACCAACACTCTAACACTAGCAGGTTGTTGCATAGCAAAACCTATATTAAATTGATGACTTTCACCAGGGGCTATAGAGAAAATAGAATTTAAATTTAGATTAGTTATATCACCTACTGGTATGGTACCAGGATTCCAACTGACTTGCAACGAACCTCTATGAAATTTAGATCCTAACGGCATGATCAAATACTCCATATCACCACGCCAAAACTGAAACGGAAGGCCTACATAACCTGCCGGACAGAGTTCAAGGGCACCTGTAGAAGTGTTACCTACAACTTGAAATGGAGTGACTGGATAAGTCTTAAGAACAGTTTCGGTAGCTTGAGTTCCAGCCCAAGTTATTGTATCTAAGTAAGTCCAGTGTTGAAAGAGATACTCAAATGAGCAAGGATCAAAATCTCCAAAACCACTACTCAAAGTAGGATTATATGACAACGTGTTATTCATATAAAGAGCTGCAATTTCAGAGATATCTTCACCATCAACATTAGCTATATTACTATGCCCAACCACTTTCACAAGTTGAGGAGATTGTATAGTAGTATCTCTAGTAAAACCAAAATAATCTAATACACCACCTAAAGATGCAAGTCCTCCAGCTATAGGACCAGCATATGGTGCAAGAAAAGGCACAGCAGCTGCAACGGAGCCAGCCATTCCAGCAGCTTTCTTAGCAAACTCGGAACCCTTCATTCCTAACTTATCTTTAACCTTACTATTTATCTTATCTCTAGCCTTATGAACATTAGAAGATTGATAAGTAGGTACGGCAAGTTCACAACCTTCAAGACGAGCATACACTTGAATTGTTGCTGCAACATCAGCTCCTACTGCATTCCCAATAGTGGACCAAAGGTATAAGGCACCATTGTACATTCCGGTCAAACCATAAACGCCATCAGTCGTAGAGACTGAAGCCCATTCAGTGGGTAAAATAATAGGCAATGTCACTTCACCATCATTACTCAAAGCAAAGTCTAAATTAACATGTGGAACATGCATCAATTGTTGACGAGCCAAGGTCCCAGCGAAAACTGGTTGATAACCAGCAGGCATAGGACCACCAGTTGGTTGGAAAGATAAAGTCGCCATACTATAAGCACCAGGTTGGGCTATAACTACAGCAGTGACTACTAAATTTCCTTTAATATAGGCATAGTTTCTCAATTTGTCAGCGACAAAAGAGTTAGCCTGCCATAAAGCCCAAGGGTCTAAAGTGGCTACAACACCAACAGAAGTTGCACTACTCAAGGAATAAGTAGCAATTTTAACATCTCTATCTAACGATTGATCCAGTGGATTAGATGGCATTGATTGTAAACTTCTTAAAGTAGTTGACAAATCAGACTTTTGCATAGCATTAGTAGCCTGAATGTCTCCAGTATTATGAACCTCCATAGAGGTAGCTGCGTTTACTGGAACCGCAGCAGTATTAAGTCCTGATGGACTAGCTAAATTAACATCTGTCATTTTTGTTGATTGGTAGACGTATTGTGAGGACGTCAACACCTCCTGTGGAATTAAGTCCACAGCCGTAACGGAAAACCATGTTTGAAAATTTCCGTTCTGAATCATCGTATAATAAGCATCATATTGCTCAAGCTTAAGATACGGATGATCCAATTCATATTTATCCTTCACCTCAAGGAATTTCTCTCTATAGAAATTAAATTTATCGCGCCCATGATAAACTAATTCCCTCATAGCTTCTTCAAGAACTATAGAATCATGATCACGATCTGTTAATGTTGATCCTTTATTGAGTCGCAACATTCGTATAATTGTTTTCTCTTCTAAAGGCGTAAGATATAAACCAAGCTGTTCATCATAAACAAAATGTCTTTTAAGGAAAGTAACATCCGATAAACTCTTCCAAGTAAGAGTTGCTGTTTTCGAAGCATCAGTTAACTCATAACCCAATTCTTTGTATCCCTGTACATATAATCCAAGATCAAATCTACTTCTAAATGCTCTTAAAGCATCATCTCCATAAGTTGCCGGACAAACATTATCAAGATAAGTAAAGGACAAAATAGGTAAGGATAAAGGATCCACATTAAAGCGCGCAACATAAGCTCGTATAGACTGTCTTTCTTCATCAGTAAAAACACGTCCCGTCGCTTTGTAGTAGGCATATCGATCAGTAATGTTGTTATCTATTGAATTAGTTTCAACAGTATCATTATGACCAGATGGGTTTTGACACCCTTCTTGGAAAAAATCATTATTACATATATAAACAGCAGACCTATTACCCTCCATAATTAATCTAGCTCGCTCTTTGTGTGCTAACCCCAAATGATTACTAATAAACCACGTAGTGTTAGCAACACCCATCTGGTTAAGAGCACCCATCGCTTTATCTTGGGACTTCATATCAGTGTCTAATATGTTATCCAATTTAGGATTGATTTTCTCCATCTGGTGAATCATAGTTGAACTCTCCGTACTCATCATATTGATACCAACTAAAATACCTAAGGCAAATGGAAACGAACGAAAGAATGCATGATGGGGTGCTAAGTATTCTTTGGCCTTAAGATTCCAAGCAGCGCTCATCGCATTAAAAACACGAATATTGCACTTAGCATTCTTTTCGTCTTTAACTGCTTCATCTTTAAGAGTACACAGACAAACAGGAATAGGTACTTGATTAGCTGACAAAATAGTATCTAACTCATCATGTATTGGTTTAACATCATGAGAAAGATACCACTCACCATCCTTGAGATAATAATGATGTTTCTTAGGTTCATTAAAGGGCATACCTACAGATGTTTTAATATTGACCGGACCAATTACAGAATTGGGTAAACCAGACATAGTCTCCTTAGGTGAAATCTCACGATATCCTTGAGGATCTAATGACTTTATAGTGGAAAAGTAGTCCATCTGAGCAAACCACCAAAGGTCCATATCAACATGTGTTGTATCACGCGAAATCCTAGCATAAGAATGCTGAAAAGGTGATACCCAAACTGGCTCATCACCTTCAACTTCAAACATCTTACCCTTAAAGTTAGGAATCTGCCAATAGTTCTTTCTACCACAAACTTCTTCTTCTAAATCAGAAAATTCACGAGCATAGATAGTTGGATGAACTTTTGATTTCATACTAGAGCCATGAACAACTGGATCAGCTCTACCAATTGGAAAGAAACCAATATGATGTCTTTTAAATGCATAAAATACTTCAGATTTCTTGGTTAAACCTTGGTATTGAACAAATGTCTGTTCCTCAGGACGTTTTGACATCTGAGTAACACAATAAGTAGCATCATTGAGCATCAATCCTAATTGACTAATATAAGGTTTAACACCTAAACTATCAACAGCAGCAGCAATCGATCTACCATTTAACACCATAGAATGTATACCAACAATTCGCCAACCAGATCCAAATTTGGCAATATACGGATACCCACAATCACCATTAACAGTTTGGCTAACTGTTGAGATTGTTTGACCTCCATGCATACGATTTGTGTTTCCATCAAAAGGTCGAGGGGGCTGAACATCACGTTTTCCTTTTCCCAAATTAACTATATCCATTTTCCGAATTAAATGTATTTCATCAAATTGGACAATTGATAAATCCACACTAGTCCAAAACTCTGGTAAGCAAGAATAACCCGAAGGTAATCCAGGTACAAAAAGGATCCCAGAATCAGTAGAACCAATCTTTGCATAAGTTAATGGATCAATCTTAACTACTAATTCACACATTTCTGTTCGAATAGTCAAAGTTGAACCGGCTATCACATGGTCATTAATGAGTATACAATTAACACCAACAACTAAGCCAAAACAGCGCATGCCAAACTCATTCATAATGCCAACTGTACTCTTACGAATACACGTCACAACATCCTCATAACTATGTGCCCCGTCTCTAGGTGTAGACGTAGCAAAGGCATCACTCATTTTAACATAATCGACTTTAGTTCTCTCATCGATATTGTCTTCTTTACCACTTTGAAATTGAGGTTCAAATTGAGTCCACCCGTTCATCCAAGAACGATAAAGACTAAGACAAGTGGATAAAGTTTTAATAGCCAAAACAACCGCCATAGCTGGCATAGTCCATTTAAATAATTGCTTAACATTTAGACAACACTTAGTAATTAAATCACGTTTCACTAATATGTCAGTGATTAAATTATTAACATTGGAAAATTCTGCAGAAATATACTTACGGAGTAAGTAAGCTTGACGCATTGCCACAGCAGTTCCAACCGCAGTTATGAGAACAGTTGACGTCTTACATTGATACTCTACACAATCGATGCAGCCAACCACTCCACAATGTTTACAGAATTCGCCATCCTTAGCAGCTTTAAGAAGAAGCTCCTTTTGGAGATCAACATGGGCTCTAAAATATGCATTAATCCAACGATAATACTCCCTATTAGATATGTTCTTTAAAACAAGTCTATAAGGGGGGTTTTCTGAAGTAGCAGCATATAAACTACGATCGTATTCGTAAACTGTAATGTCATGAATATCAACTGCATCACCAACTAACTTCGTGCTCAAAGCACCAGTAGCATCACAAAACTCAGGTTTAGCCGTCACTTCAACCTTAATTTTGAGACGTCGCCAAAAGGCACCTCTGTCTGCAATATAGCCATTAAGACGACAATCATTAAAATTAGAACTATATTGTACTAACAATGGTCTAGCAACAACAGTTCCTTTCTGCTCAACAGCAGCCTGTTCAACAGGGAAAGGTTTGTTATTAACTAGATTCTGAACATCTAATGCGTGGTTTCCTGCACCTCTTGTTGGAGGTGAAACGTCAGCATCAGTATCGTCCATCACCACACTCCATTGTAAAGCATTCAACCCATCTTGGAAATTAACACCAACTTGCCAAGCATAATTACTGCAATCAGTAGTGTCATAACCATTAAGGTGACCAAGGCTCTTAAAAGTACTATTCATTAATAATGTTTTACCAACACCTGGTTTACCTACACACAGAATTCCTAATGGCTGAATTCTAGAACTAGCCAACGATTGTTCACCCATTAATTGTTCACAGAGTAATCTACTACGTGCTAACGTAGAACTTATCTCCCTAACACTAACTGGATCAGTAGAAACCTTAATCAAATCCTCACCTTGCTTAATGACAGTTAAAACTTCATCACGCAACTGAGGCATAGTAAGTTGCTCACACCAAGAGTCAGGTACGACTTTACGCTTCTTTAAATCAAGCCAGCCAGCTTGATTAACTGAACCTGGACTCAACACTATCAAATTATGATGCGATATTAAACAATGTGCTCGTTTCTGCCAATCAGCTGGATCAGTATATAGGCCAAATAAAGGAGCGAGGGAACACTCCTTTATACACGCCAATATCTGTTTAATTAAGACTTGGAAAAAACTAACAAACTTTTCAGCCATAGTTTCACCTTTCTTACCATCCATATTCATAACAACCTTGGTTTTCAAGAAATCAATTTGGCCAGTAGAAAACATTTTACTCTCAGTCAACATATGAGCTAAACCCAAAGTTGTTAACAAGCTCCAAAAAGCTTTCAAAACAGGATTATTCATCCAAACTTCGTAGACCATAGATGCAAAACTAGCCTGATACTGGACCTTATCATCATCAGAAACATTAAATATAGATTTAGCATCATTCATAAGTTCTATAACATAACACTGAATAGATTGAATTCCTGTAAAATAGTTGTAGGCAGCTAATACACTATCAACAATATTACAATCACTACGGAAAACTTGAATAATAAAGACAGCAAAACGGGAAAAATTAAAACCTCCCATTTGAAAATCAAATGAATCGCCCATGAAAAGCTTCAATGATTCTATACTAGTAGTTTTAACTATTCCTTTAGTAATTAAACCAACTCCCTTAGCATAATTAACTGCGTCCTCTGCATTACCAGATTGATATTGTGGTAAATCAGGAAAATCTTTAGGATCATATTCCCTAATACTAGGCAAAGGAGGATACTCCTCAACCTCATCAACTTTAGCTAACTGCTCAATCTTCTTATTTCTCTGTCCAAAACGTTTAGTTTTAGCAAACATACGAACAATCATACCTTGCAATTGATTTCGGGAATGTAAATCATAAGGTTGAGAAATAAATTCAACAATCTTACGATAATTACCCTTATCAGAGCTAAATAAAGGTTCAACTTCTTTAGCATCTTGCAAATTTCTAATTGGTCTGCCTAAAACAAATAAAGGCGGTCGATGGTAAACCTTCTGTTGCTCTTCTGAAATAAAATCACTAAGAGTTTTAGTACTTTTAAAATTCAATTCACTAACTTGATCACCAACAGATTTAACACGATCAACAACATTACTACTCTCTTCCAAATAATCTTTTTGAGACTCTCTAGAAAATTTTGTAATATAAATATCTGCACTACTCTTATTTTTGGCACTCATAAATTTACTAGGACGGGAACCTTTACCCTTTCTAGCTAAAAGCGGTTTCATAACACGTTTAAACAATTCCAAAGCTTTCGGCAAAAGCATTAAATCTAAAAACCATGAAACAACCTCATCAATGCGTTCTAAATCCTCTTTAGTATAATGTTCAGTAACTAAATTGGCAAGAACTTCTTTCTTTCTCAATGGACCAGATTGAGGTTCTAATTCAACATCACGAACTGTATCTCGCATCCACTGATAACTCAAAGTTCCATTTCGCACATTCTGCATGAGCTGATACAAATGTGACTTAATCCAAATCATTCCTTTAGAATTAAATTGAACTTCTGTCAATAACTTTCTATCATCTTTAGGAAAAGCTTTCTTAAAGATATAAATAAAATCGAGGTAATCTTTAGCCAAAACTAAGTCATTCCAATCTAATTGACCATTATTACCCTCTCGATAATCTTGTTCATCTAATTCTTGCTCAAGCTGTTCTATTGTAGCAGCTTGGCTATAAATACCCAAAACACCATTATCTTCCGGATCCCCATAAAGAAAATCCGAATCAGACCTTTCTCGCTTAGGTTCAACGACAACGTCTACATTCTCAACTTTTCTAATCCCTAATGGGACTTCAATAGTTTTAACAACATTCATTTTACAAAACATTTCACCATCTCGTACTTCATACACCAAATCCATCGTATCATCGCGCCCTAATGGGCGCCACAACTCTTTAAAAGATTCCATTTAAAACATCTTCTCAACATCATTATAAATAATATAAATAAATCACGCAAAAATTTCGCACCAATGTGCAAGGATATATAAATATGGGTCATTCAATATCATTTGTCGGATACACAATACCTGTGCAATGGCGGGCTAAATGATTACCACCACAAGTGTAACAACTCAAAATAGCCATACTAGGTGGACGTGATGACATAATAGCATTATATGCTACAACAGCATCAGCCATGTGATTTCTAACTTCATGGACTGCACCACCAACTATATAGTTTCCGTTGGCATCTGGGTACATTAGCTCAGGTAAACTATCACTATCATAAAAATCATCGTGATATGGCGGTAAATTGTGTCTTTCTAAATCAAAAACTACATCTAAACAAGAACCACTCAAATGCATCCAAATCCATTCATTATCAAATTGTAACAAATGGCGATAGTAATTTGGCTCAAATAAAACACCAAGATAATAATGACTCTCATTGTAAACATAGTCATTATCGTCACGACGATTATCTCTAAACTGGCGAACTCGCGTACGAGCACGTTCAATCATGCGAATCTGTAACGGATCAGTTACAAGAGCACCAAATCTATCAAAGATACATTGTACACCTACAACAGGACGTAGTTCGGCAGCAACACACAGTGCATGCATACGCAAATACAATTGAGAAACGGCAATTTCATCAAAATTCCATCCAACAAAGTATTCTAATTCACGAAAAAGTCGATCGTAGGTCGACTCATTCACAAATAATAAATCACTCAATGAATGATAAGCATGGTTCTGACAACCATCTTCTTCAGCATATTGGACCATAGATGGATCAGCTAATCCATTCATCCAAACATCATCATCATTACTCACATTTATCCCTAATGGGATATCACATAAAGTATCAATTTCCATTTTTCTTTAACAACGCCAATAAATAAAAGCAATATCAAACAAAACAATAGATGCGAAAATAATAATTATACCTAATGGTATAAGAATAAGAGCAACATCTATCATGAACTGCAATTTAATAAATAAATATACAACTTACTCATAATAAGTTGATAAAAACAAAGAAGACATAAAGTATTAAAGAAAACAAAATGATTTAAAACAAAATTAGGATGCACAAATTGAGCGCGCATACCTACTACCACACCGAATAAACCGGCATGGGTAAGAGCTAAAACACATACAACAAACGCAATATCAGTATAACACACACAAAGAGTCCCTAATGGGACTAACAAATAATTAATAATTTCCATTTTTAACAAAAATTACTACACCGTAAAATACAGGCACTTCAGAAATTCGTCTCCTCAGGAAACGAGTGCTTAATATAAGGTCTGGTTTTGGTAGCTAATATATAGCCATCAGCATAACAAAAATATAAAATTCGTATTCGATCGCGTAAGATCGAAACTAAAATATATTCACTACTACTTACATCGTAGTGAAAGGGGTTG